ATTTTATTAAGCGTCCGGGTGTGGAACGACGAGCATAATCGGCCTCTGAGAACACTCTTAGAGAACTGGTGTGCAATGACGGGAAACATCTGGATACTGAATCGGATGGAACTTTGGGCGAAAGGCCCGAGGGACGTTCGAGATAAGAAGACGACGGTCACAGCCTCTGGTGAGTTAATCACTGGAGGAGTCGACCTTGTGGATTGGCTTCCACAGGTAGGCAAGAAAGTTGGTAGTACTTGGCAACACTTCCTTGGGAAGTTAGGGTTCAAGAAAGAAGCCGCCGGGAAAGTTAGAGTTTTCGCTATGGTTGATTGCTTTACGCAATGGGTAATGGACCCATTGCATCAAGCGATCTTCCAACTCTTGCGAGTCATACCGCAGGATGGTACGCACGATCAGGTAAAACCGCTTGATCGTTTGCTAGAACGCCAGAGGGAATTAAGGAATAGGAATCGACCTCCTGGTGATACCCATAAGGGGAAATCACGAGGTCGTGCACTCTCCCGAGAAACCTTCGGGTTGTTCTCGTTCGATTTGTCGTCCGCGACGGATCGTTTACCGCTGGTCTTCCAGAAAGTGCTTCTCTCGCCTATTTTAGGGGCGTGGGGAGCAGAAGTATGGGGATCCCTATTGGTGGCCCGTGACTACCTTTACACTCGAAAAGATGAATTCGGGTTGAAAGGCGGGTCTGTTCATTACAGAACGGGGCAACCAATGGGGGCCTTATCTTCCTGGGCCATGTTAGCGTTAACTCACCATTGCATAGTGCAGTGGGCTTGGTTTAATGTATGCAAGAAGGGCTTCGGGATTTGGTCTTGGTACCGGGACTACGCCGTCTTAGGTGATGACGTAGTAATCCTGGGACGCCAAGTAGCTAAAGAGTATGTTAGGTTGATGACCGCATTAGGCGTTCAGATATCGATGCATAAGTCTTTGGTTTCAACAACCGGTTTGGGACTCGAGTTTGCAAAACGTACTTTCCTGAGAGGAGAGGACGTAAGTGCAGTACCTCTGCCTGAGCTCCTTGTCGCACGCAATAACATGCCTGCGCTTATGGAACTTTGTCGGAAGTATAAAATGACTTTGGGACAGTATCTGTCTTTCCTGAAGTTTGGTTATCGGGCCAAGGGGGGAGCTACAGCTCACCTTTGGAGAATCTCGAAACGGTTGAGAAACTACTTGGTTGCTTTCTATTCTCCATCCATGCCCGCCTCTCCTGGGCTTGTTCAATGGTTATCTATGCGCACAATAGGTAGCTATTACAAGTCTTCGAAGGCGAAACTGGATGCCCTTCTCAACCAACTGATCGTGAATGAGCGGAAAGCTCTCCTCGAGATGTTGGATCGACTGCAACCTCTCGTTTCGGAAGCGAAGCGGTTGGGAACAGTCTATAGAGATCGAGAGCATTATGGGACCGCGTCTCGGGGGGCCGACCGAACATATTTTCATCCGGGCATGTCTATTACCGTCCCTCAGGAGGTAGTAGATAGTCTGAATGAAACTGTGTATCGGGAGGCTTTCTTGGACACGGTTGCTAGTGCAAGAGATTTGAGAGCCAAGGTGGAAGAGCTAGAGGTAGTAGAGATAACTACACTCGAAGGTCTTTGGGACGATCTCGCTAAATTGCGAGAGGATCTTGGTGCGCTACCGCTTCCTCGGTCATTGCATATTGCTGCTGGAATTAAACCAGTGAGTGCAGTAAGCTCTGATTTGGGTAGATGGAATGCGTACTCACGCATTTTCCGATCCACTAAGTCTAGTGTATCTAGCTAGAAAGGTAAGCCTGGAAGAGGCTTGTGACGTGGGGGAGACGACGACGGATCGATTGAACCGTGTCGGGCTACCGGGACGGCATTACCGGACTCTACCTATGTGAATA